CAATTGGGGATCAGAGTCGGCTGAGCCATGATGGGTCTCCTTTGCCGGTGGCCTGTGGTGGTGGAAGACGACGGCGGTCTGGTGCTTGGCGGTACGGGGCCGCCGTCGTCGGATCGGGAAGCACAACAGACCGTCACGGCGGCGCGCGCGGCTGGCCCGGACGTATGGGAAGAGTGGCCAACCCTGTGGGGTGGCCCTCCCATACGTAGTATGGGGGTTTGACACCTAACTGTTCCGGCGATGGCAAGTAGCTGAAATCATTGCGGAATAAGACTTCATCAAGTCTTCGGGCATGAGTTAGGGACCTGACTCTTATTTGCCCGTAACCCCTTGATTTCGTTGAGTGCACAGTTGGCGCTGTCATATGAGTCAGGCCTCACTCATATGAGTGAGGTCGTCCTCCAGCCCCTCCGGGTAGACCCAGACGGCGGGGTTTTCGACCTGCAGGCAGAGCCCGGACTGGGGGCATTTGAAGTGGCTGGGCAGGACCGGACGGGCGGTTGTGGTGACCTCGCCGGTGTCCGGATCGACATGCTCTACGGGCGCGCCGAACTGCATGCCCTCGACGCAGAGATAGCCGAACCGCGACCGGGTGATGGGGAAACCGAACCCCGAGGGGTCGCGCAGGAACTTCACGAAGCCCTTGGTCGCCAGCACGCTGAGCCGCTCGCGGATCGTGTGCTTGCTGCCCAGACCGCCCCGGTTCTCGAAGGTCTCCGCGAACTGCATCGCGGTGTAGAGGCGCTCGCTCGCCGCCTCATCCAGCAGCATGCCGAGGATGACATCGTGCTTGCGCAGCCGCTCGGCATCGAGCTTGGCGCCGACCTCCTTGCGCACCAGACGCTCGTTCAGCGGGTTCAGCTCGACCCATTCGCCCTTCACCTTGTCGATGAGCTTGCCTGGCAGCGCGGGGCCGTTCCGCAGTTCGATTTCCAGCCTGCGGACGCTGCTGTCCTCGTCAGGCCGGTGCATGAGCAGCCCCGAGGTGTAGAAGCCGCGCAGCGCGCTGGCGCCGGAGAGCGCGAGGAAAGGATCGTCCTTGACCTGATGCTTGCTGGCCTTGCGGGTGTGGTGGGCGAGGATGACGCCCGCATCCGGATTGACCGCCTCGCGCAGGAGCTCCACGCGGTCCTTCAGGAAGAACATCATGGCGGTGTTGTCGTTCTCGCCCCCGCCTTCGGGACCACCGTCGAAGAGGTTGCGTATGGGGTCGATGACGATGATGTCGGGCGGCGCGTCGGCGAATGCGGCCCGGATCGCCTCGGCCACGCGGGCGACGCCCTCCGCGTCGAGCAGCAACTTCAGCTTCGGTGTGGCGATGAAGGTGTCGCGCGCGGCGGCGATCACGGCGGCAGACAGCGCGATCTGCTGCATGCGCTCGCGCAGGTAGTGATACTGGATCTCGGCCTGCAGGTAGAACACGCGCAGCGGCCGGGGCGGCGTGAAGCCGAGGAACGGCACGCCCGCCGCCATGTGCACGAGCCAAGAGATCAGGAAGTCGCTCTTGCCGACCTTGGGCGCGCCGCCCAGCACCAGGAGCCCGCCAGGTGTGAGCACGCGGGGGCCGATGACGTCCTCCGGCATCGGGCTCGTGTCGTCGAGCAGAGCGCCGAGGCTGAAGGTCGGCAGCGGGCTGGCCGGGGCGTCGACGCGGGCTGTGCGCAGGAGCGGCGGGCCGTTGCGCTTCACATGCAGCGCCCAGAGGCGTTCGGACTCGGCCTGCAGCCGATCAAGCGGCCAGGACGGGCGCAGCATGGCGGCGTTGTAGCCGCAGATCGCCTCCCAGCCTGCGAAGGGGTCGAGGCGGCCCTCGTGCACCAGGCGCACGTAATGGCCGATGGCAGCGCTGGCCCCCTGAAACCGGGACCAGTCGTCGACCGCGCCTTCGCGCACCGGCGTGGTGAGCACCGCGTCGATGCCGGGCTTCGCGGTCGGCGCGGCAACGTCGCTGGCGAAGCCCACACCGGGCAGCGGCGGCATCTCGGCGACCTTCTCGGCGAAGTCCGCAAGGTCCACCTCGACGTCGCGATGCTCGCGGATCTGCACAAGGCGCTGGTGGCCGTGCTTGTGATAGACGGTGCCTGGCACCCGGATCGGCTGGTGCGCGGAGCGGAAATGCGTGTCGCCGCCGACCTTCACCGCGATCTCGCCCCGCAGGCGGCAGAGGGTGGCCAGGTCGTCGCCCTCGGCGGGCTCGGTCAGTTTCCACCAGACATGAAGCTTGGCCGCGCCCTCGGGCGTGCGCCCGCCGCTTTCGATGATGAGCGTGGGTGCGCCGAGATGGCGGGTGACATGGTCGAGCTTGGCCGGGATATCGCCCGCGTCGAGATCGACCACGATGGCCTGCATTTGCAGCACGTCGGCGGCGCGGGCCTGACCCTGTTCGGCGACCGTGCCGGGAATGACATACACCGCCGCACCTTCGCGGTTCGCCCATCCAGCGAAGGTTGCGAGTTTCTCGGGCGCGGTGTCGTCGGCCGGGATCCAGATGTTGTGCGGCTTGCCATCCCGGCCCTGACCCTTGTCGACGAAGCCGCGGAGCGGGATCAGCCCCTCGCACCAGCTGAACACGGTATCGAGGAAGACGGCGATCTGCTCGGGGTCGGGGTCGCAGCCGAAAGGGTTCTCGGACGGCGGCCCGTCGTTGAAATCCATCCACGGGTTGAAATGCAGGATGCCGTCGTCGCTCATGAGGGCAGCCCCCAGCAGCGCTCGGACCACGGGCAGAAGCGGCACTCGAAGAAATCCGACGTGGTGGCGATCCGTGGAAGAAGCTCGCCAGCGTCGGTCGCCTGCAGGATCCGCACGCCCCGGTCGGACATGCGCTGCGCGAGATCGGCGTCGAAAGGCACCAGTTCGTGGTGCATCTCGGCCGTGTCCTTGTTGATCGCGGTGAACACGGCGGGCGCGGCCGAGATGCCGGGGACCGTCCCTTCCATGTAGGCCTGATAGACGGCGATCTGGGCGGCGTAGACCGGCTTCGACTTGGTCACGCCGTCCTTGACGCAGGCGCGCCAGTTCTTCGCGTTCATCGTCTTGCATTCCCAGAGGGCGGGAACGGCGAGACCGAAACCCTCGGGCCCCGCGGCGATGATGCCGTCGACATGACCGCGGATGCGTCCGCCCGCGACCGAGAAGCCGAACTGGCCGCCATCTGGCAGGTTGCCCTTGCGGGTGTAGAGGTCGAAGCCCGCGCCGCGCAGCCAGGCGACGGCCAGATCCTCCAGCGCGTGGCCGATGGCGAAGATCCGCAGCGACTGGCCGCTGAAGTCCTGGCCCTGGTCCTTCGGCGTCGCCGTGAACTCGAACTGCAGCGCCCGCTCGCAAGGCTGCCCGAGACGCGAGCCGCCGAGGTAGTCGCGGGGCGGCAGCCTTGCCTGATCGGCGGTCAGCGCCTGATCGACGGCGGCGTTGACCTGCTCCGCGAAACTGGGCCGATGATTGTAATCGAGGGTCAAAACGGCACCTCCGGCGTCTGCGCCCGGGCGATGTCGGACATGGCCTCGCGGAAGCCCTCGACGGCTTCCTCGATCAGCGCGCGCACCTGCGGCTCGGTCAGATCGGCGAGCGGGGTGGCCCAGCCGATCTCGTCCATCAGCAGCGCCACGCGCTTCATGGTGGCGGTGATCGCGGCGCGCTCTTCCTCGGTCAGGTCAACCATGGCGAAACGCTCCCGCGCCAAACGCGTCCAGAAGGACTGGCAGGGCATCGAGCAGAACCAGACCGAGGGCCGGGGCCGCCTCATTCGGTGCGGATCGAACCAGCCAAAACCACGGGGCGGTTGCCGGCAGACAGCACAGAGCGTTCCACGCGGATGCCAGAGCCGCCGCCGGTCCTCGGCCGTGATGGGGGTGGATGTGGACATGGGTCATGCGGCCCTCCGTTCGGGGCTGGCCGCGCTGTCGATCAGCTGGCGGATGGCGCGCTTGTTGAAGCCGAAGGTCATCAGCGCCGAGGCGCGGTAGCGCGTCAGGCCGAAGTCATGGCGGCACTCGGGCGGCAGATACTGCAGCTGCTTCTCGGTCGGCGGCTGGCGCAGCCAGGAGCGGGTCTTGAAGGCGCTCTCGTCGGTCTCGTGGGTGTTCAGCCAGTCGTCGGCCTGCGCGAGGCAGACGGTGCGCTCGCCCACGCCCAGCAGATGCGGGCGTTCGCCCTTCGCCCCGCCGATGGCATACCAGACCCCGTCCAGCCAGAAGATGCCGCCCCAGGCCGCGAAGCCCGTGGCCATCAGCGCGTCGTCCGTGCCGTAGAGGTCGACCCAGGCGAAGCTGGACCGCTTCAGCAGGTCGATCTCGGTCATCATGAAGCCCGACAGCGGCGCGGCACCGTCGCCTTCGCCCGCATCGAGATCCTCGCGCGGGAACGCCTCGCCACAGAGCGGGCATTCCGTGGCGGCCAGCGGGATATCGGCGCCGCAGCCGGGGCAGGATTTTGTCGGGGCTTCACCAGCCTCGGTCTTGCCGTCGAGATCGACATCCTGTTCCAGCGTGCCGTGGATCAGGCTGGAGGTGCCGAAGTCCAGCACGACGCAGTCGGTCTTGACGATGCCGGGGTGTTCCTCGGGGTCGACGGTGCGCAGGCCGCGCCCGACCATCTGGATCATCGTGGACTTGTAGGAGCTTGGCCGCAGCAGCACGACGCAGGAGGTGGGCGGATGGTCCCAGCCCTCGGTCAGCACCGCCACGTTGACGACGACGCGGATGTCGCCCGCCGCGTAGTCGGCGAGGATCGCCTTGCGTGTCTCGGCCGTCAGATCGCCGTGGATCAGCGCGGCGGAAACGCCTGCCGCCCGGAACGCCTCGGTAACGTGTTCGGCATGGGCGACGGTGGAGCAGAACACCACGGTCTGCCGGTCGCCCGCCTTCTCCTTCCAGTGGCGGATCACCTCGTCGGTGACGGGGGCGCGGTCCATGATGCCTGCCACCTCCGCCATGTCGAAATCCGACATGGTCTTGCGGACCGAGCGCAGCTCGTCCTGCACGCCCACATCGATAACGAAGGTGCGCGGCGGCACCAGGTGACCCGAGGCGATCAGCTCGCCCAGCCGCACCTGGTCGGCGACATTGTCGAAGACCTCGCGCAAACCCTTCCTGTCGCCCCGGTTGGGCGTCGCCGTGACCCCGAAGATGCGGGCGTCGGGATTGGCCTCGCGCACCCGGTCGATGATGCGGCGGTAGCTGTCGGCGACGGCATGGTGCGCCTCATCCACGACCAGCAGGTCGAGGCGCGGCATGTCCGCGAGGTTCGAGGCCCGCGCCAGCGTCGGCACCATGGCGAAGGCGACCTGGCCGCCCCAGGACTTCTCCGTGGCATCGATGACCGATGTAGCGACGCCCGGCACCACGCGCTGGAACTTGGCGCGGTTCTGCGCCGTCAGCTCGTCGCGATGCGCCAGCACGCAGGCCTTGGCACCGTCGCCGATCATCTGGCCGGTGACCGCCGAGAGCATGATGGTCTTGCCCGCACCGGTGGGCGCCACGCCTAGCGTGTTGCCGCGGGAGGCGAGCGCAGCCACGCTGCGCTCGACGAAGGTCTTCTGGCGGGGGCGCAGGCGCATGGCCGGTCTCCCCCTTACTGCGCCCAGCTCGGCCGACCGGCGGCGCCGGGGGCGGACGCGGGCTGGCTGGGCTGGGTGGGCGCGGCGGGTTGCTGCGGGGCGTGGCCCTGCGCCGGAGCGGCGGCGAACTGCGGCGCGATCGTGCCCATCAGCGCGGCGTAGTCGCGGTGATCAGGCGTGACGGCAGCGCGGATCTCGTTCTTGTCCTCGCCGTTCGTGTCGGTGCCGATGTCGATGCGGGCGACGAACTCGACGCCGTCGAGATCGCCGAACCCGTTGATCCGGCGGCGGGCCTGCGCCTCGGGCGAGTTGTCCTTCTCGGACACGCCGCGCGCCGAGTTGAGGATGCCACGGATCAGGCCGCGCCCCATGTTCGCCCAGTCCGGGCCCTTGGGGCTGTAGAGGCCGATCAGCGACCAGACCTTGCGCCGGGCATAGGGCCCCTCGAGCACCGTGTATTCGGCGTCGAGGTAGACGGCGCCGGTGGCGGCGCGGCGCGCCCAGCCGCCGGTCCAGCCCTGCGAGACGTCGTCGAAGCCTCCGGGGCGCAGGGTCAGGCGCACCTTGGCGAGCGTGCCCTTCGGGATGACGTTGGTGTTCGATTGGGCGGAGTTGAAGTCGTTCCAGGGTCCGGACATTGCGCGGCTCCTTTCAGTTGGAGGATGGGACGCGCAGCGGCGTCAGAAGGGAAAAGCCACCCCGGCGAACGGATCGGGACACGGGGCG